AGAACTTCCTAATGTGATAGAAGTGCCTGATACTGAAACTGTTGTGTTTGTTAATTTAACGTTTGTAACAGCACTGTTTTGTAATTTAGCACTTGTAACTATACCATCGGCAAACTCAGCCGTAGCTATTGAGCCGTCCGTAATACCTTTAGTACCTATCTTATTAAATGGCATATCTATATTTATTCATCCGTGTCTGTTGTTTTACTATAAACTCTACCTTCTGTAAAGTTTTGTATAGTCGTTGTAAATCCAAAATCATCATTGGCATCAGCACCTGCTGGATTTGGAGTTATAGTAATTCTTTCTTCTCTTGCTTTTTCAGTAATATTCGTATTCGTATAAACGTCTGATTGAACAGTACGGATAACCTTTTGTGTACCTGCTGGCCCATATAGATATGTTTTAGCAGTAAAACTTAATGTATAAATGACAGCTCTACGTGTTGTAAAATCACCATTATAACTATCTTCATAATTTACAGTGTTCAATATAATTGGTACATCTCTTTTAATATCCATATTGGCTAATATATTTAAAGTGATTGTATAATCAGGTTGAAAGTATGGTAATATTTGTTCTACAATTTGTAGGCCATTTTCAGCTGTTGCTGTAAATATATTTAATGTGTAATTTATATTATAAGGAACTGGCGTGTAGTTTGTATTTAATATATTTGTTGTACCTGTTTTAACTGTTTTATATTTTTGTATTCTTGTTAATTTTCTTGTAGCGTCATAAGCAATGCCAGATATTTCAAAACTCATACGTGGTAAAACTACAGCAAACTCTCTACTATCTAAACTGGCCTGTTGATCTAAACGAACCATAAATTTTTCTTTTGGTCCGTATGCTAAAGGAACACGTATGCTTTGAATTGATGTGCCATTAGCGTCGGCCTTTTTAACTTGTATATTATTAAAAATTGTGCCAAAGGCCACTGTAAGTTTTCTTAGGCCTTCGTTATAAAAATAATCGTTAAACATTGTTAAAAATCTCCTGGATCGCCAAAGGGGTTTGCTTCACTGAAATCTAATATGTCATCTGCTGTTGATGCTGTATCAAATCCTGCTTCATTATCTAAATCATTATTAGCAGCGTAAGTTGATTGTGTTTGTAAACTATAAGTTTCTAATAAAATATATTGAGTTACATTATCAACACTATCATCTTCTAACAACATAGAACCTGATTCGTTTTCTAATGAAACTTGGAAAGCTAATTGACTTAAAGAATAAACGTCCTCTTTAGCATCTATTTCATCAACGCCTGTATTTAATTCTTCAGAGCTGTATTCCCAACGTGTGACTCTTAATTTATAAACTGGTAGATTTCCTAATTGAAAGAATGGTTGTTGATCTTCTACAAATTGTATTTCAAAAAAACTATTCATTAAAGGTAGATAAAGTATATCGCCTTCATTAGGTCGGCCTTCTTTAATTAATGCCGTTCGAGAATCTACTAAATCACCAAATCTTCTTTTAGAAATCATAAAGGTAGTATCTTCACGTATTTCTAAACCAAATTTATTAATTATTTCTTGTTGGCCAGCAAAACCTTCTGATGTTTCAAAATAGGCTTCAATTGGAAAAGCAGATTTAAATTTACTTGCTACATCTTCACCTAATATAATATCTTTATTGACAAGTGTTCGTGGTAAATAATAGACATCGTGGCCATACATACGTAGGCCTTCTATAATTAAATCTTCGTGTAATGTTTGTTCAGCACGATTTCCTATACCATTGCCTTCCTGGAAATAATGATTTACTGGCATACATTAACCCATCATAAAAGTTGGACTTATTTCGTATGAATCTCTTATTTCTTTTTCTAATTTTTCTATTTCAGTTTGTGCTTCTGTAAATAATTTTTCTCCATTTAACGTAACTCCGCCTATCATAGTAACGCCAGCGAACTTACTAAGGTTACTTCCCCATTGTCTTTTTATTTGAGCTGTAACATATCTTTTTAACCAAAGATCATTATACACATTTGGAAAAGTATCAGGATCTAATTTACGATAACACTCTATAATTAAATATTCATCTTCTTGTAAATCATTTGTCCAGTCCATATCAACATATAATCTATTATCGTGTTGTTGATAACGTATAGGTTTCATACCTACTAAAATTTGATCTAAGAAATCTAAATGTCTTAACACCATATCATAGTTAATAATTGATGTTGAAGCAAAGTCATACAAATCATTTAAACGTAATTGGTATCTTACATCAAACAGATTCATATTAGCTTTGTCTGAAAATGGAAATATATTGATAACAGAAATTACTGTTTCAGGAACTACAAGGAAATTATTAGATTCATACCAAGTTGTTGTTACAGCATCTTGTGTAACTGATTCTGAAGTAGGAGTTGGAGCTTGAAGTCTTGTTTTGTCTGCTGATGTTAACTTATATTTAAGGTATGTTCTTCTTATGCCGTCATAATGGTATTGAACGTAAAATTGAACGGCCTCATCTATACGATCTTCGACTTGATCGTTGTCCACATTTATTTCAATAACTGGTTTACCTAATGAACGTAAAGCGTATTGTTTTAGTGTTTCTCTAGTTGATGGCGTTGCCATTTTATACCTTTTTTAGTCTTATTTACTATATTTATAATAGTATTAACCAAGAGCAACGGCCTGTGCTATGGCAAAAGCTTTTGATGCCCTAGCGTCTAATTGTGTTTGAATATTAGATGTTACACCATCTGTAAAGTTTAATTCTGATGCTGTTGCTGTTACGGCTACATCTTCATTAATTTTAGGAGATGTAAATGTTTTATTTGTTAATGTATCTGTTGTTGCTCTACCAATTAAAGTATCTGTCGAAGTTGGTAATGTTAATGTACCTGTGTTTGAGATACTTGAAATAATGGGTGTTGTTAATGTTTTATTTGTTAATGTTTGTGTATCTGATAAAGTCGCTACAGTATTGTCTATGTTAAAAGTTATACTATCGCCTGATATAACAGAAGTAATACCTGTACCACCAGCCAATAATAAAGCCTCACCTAGAGAAATAGTTGATGTTGTTGAACTGTCATCTACAATAGTAAATGATGAATTTGTTAATGATGAATTTGCAATGTTAGTAATTGTGTTATCAGAACCACTAATTGTTTTAGTAGTTAATGTTTGACTATCACTTGTACCTACAATTGTTCCTGAAGGAACAGATTTTCCTAAAACTTGTGTTGATGATAATACTGTTGAATTATTAATTTTGAAAACTTTAGTAGAAGCAAGATCAATATGTTCTGAAGATGTAAATGAATCTGTGGCATCTACCCAATTAAATGTTTTATCAGTTGTTCCTTTGATTGTAATACCAGCTCCATCGGCTGTCACATCTGTAGGAGTTGCAACTGAAGCTAACTCTATATTTTTATCATCTACGGTTAAAGTTGTAGAATTAATTGTAGTTGTAGTACCATTTACAGTTAAATCACCACCTACAGTTAAATTACTTCCTATTGTAACATTACTTGGTAATCCAATTGTAATTGTATCGCCTGATATAGTTGTTTCTATTTCGTTTGATGTTCCTGAAATTTTTAGTGTTTCACCTAAACTTATAGTAGTTGTTGATGATGTGTCATCTGCTAATGTAAAACTTGAATTTGTTAAAGATGTGTTAGCAATTGTACCTGTAATTGAACCTGTAACTATTAAATTTCCTTCTACTGTTAATCCTTCATTAATATTAATTGTAGAAGAATCTGAAGATGATAAGGTTGTTCCTACAATTTGAATTGAAGAAGATTGTAAAGCACTTGTTCCATTACCTAAAAGAATTGCATTAGCAGTAAGTGTAGTTGTACCAATACCTCCGTTTGCTACTCCTATAAATTCACCTGTTTGAAATTCTGCTAGTCCAATGGCTGTGGCGCCATCAAAGACTGTTCGTATAGGTGTTTTTACTGACATAATTTCTTTCTAAAAGAAAAACAAGGTACTACCTTGTTCACTTCCTAATGTTGTTCCTGTGCTTAAAGTAAAATTAGCAACGATTTTGTCAGGATCGGCCTTAAAATCTAATTTTGTATTTTCATTTACTATACCACCTGCTGCTGTAAAAAAAGGCACTGCTTGAACTGGAGAACCATCAGCACCGGCCAAAGCAATAGTTTTTGTGACAGCACCAGCGATTAATACATTTGAATTGAGTGGTAGTGTGGCACCTGTTGCTGAAATTGAAATAGCTCCTGTGCCATCTGAAGAAATTGTAGCACCGCCAATATTTAATGTATTACCTGAAAGGTATAAATCTCGCCATCTTTTAGATGATGAACCTAAATCGATAGTATTATTATTAAGAGGTAAAATACTTTGGGTTATAGCACCTAAATCTATATCAGCAGCATCAGCTGTAAAATTGGCAACAGTGATTATACTACCGCCATTTCTTACGAAAACTTTTTTATCGGTTATATTAACAGCTATTTCGCCATCTTCTAAATCATTTGTCGTAGGAACAGCACTTGCTGTTGTTGTTCTTTTAAGTTTTATTACTGTTGACACTCAAATCTCCAAAATTAACTATTAAAATGTTCCGCCGTCTATTTTCGTAATTGCTACTGAACCTGATGTTACTAAGAAGTTATCTGTTGGAAAGAAAGCTACACCGGCGTTTGCTGATGTTGCTATTTCTCCTGATATTCTTACAGTGCTACCTATAACAGTTGTATCTATACCTTCGCCAGCTAAAAATTCAATATTACCACCAAGTGCTACTGAACCTTGTGTAGAACTTTCATCTGTAAAGAAAATTGTTGAGTTTGCTA